TCATCAGAACTTGGAACTCTATAAGAACCAATCAATGTACCAATTCTATCAGTGATAAGTCTTCTTGAGATGACTTTGGCTTCTGCTCCACTGTTAGCTCCTTTGAGGATCATATCTTCAGCGATATATCCTGCATATGCAACTTCACTTTCATCAGCCAAAGAAGCAGTATCTACATTCAATACGGTCGTTGTTTGTGTATATTCTGTAGGGAGATTTCCACTTTCTCTGTCATATGGGTTTTCATTGAATGTATCAGTAGCATCATTATATGGACCATACTTATGATTAGCAGAAGCAACTCTGAATACAATAGCTGGATCAACAGATTCACTGGAACCACTATTGTCAGCAGTAGAACTACTTGGGTCAAAAGAATCACTCATGACACCACCAACAGCCTCTCCGACCTCAAATGTGCCAGAGACCATTTCAATTTCAATGAGTTTAGGTACACAATACTTGTTAACATCAACGTTATCGAAGAAGGCATAAACCTCAGTAAATGGTTTCAGACTTCTAGCCGTAAACGTAATGTTACGAGATCTCATGAACTGAATAACTTCACGATTGATAACTCTATCTCCGAGTGAAGAAGTATCAATTTGTTCGGTTATAGTCTGTTGAGTACCAGTTCTTCTTTGACTGAGCTCAACCCCAGCAGTTCCACTAAGTTTAATACTTGTGTCTGTGGTTTCTTCTTGAACTTGGAATCCTGGAGGGGCATTACCATTATGTCTTCTGATGTGCCACTCAATGTTTCCAGGACTAGCATCAAACAGTTCACGGAATTCATTAGCTGTACCTTTTCTAAATGTGGTGTTAACATCTTCATGAAGTTCATGGTTCAAATCAAGTGAAACATTTACACCAGTAGTTTCCCATGCCTTCCAGATAACTGGTGCTACACCAGATCTCTTTCCATCAGCAGCAGTCTTCACATCAGCCTGAATGGCATCAGCGACACCCTGGAATGAACCTTCCATCAGAACATCTCTGACTTCCATCTGATTGACATCAATCCAAACATCAACAGTTGGTTCAAAAGAAATATTACCCTGCCAGAAACGTACAAGGAAAGGAGTGACACTTTCAGATCTTGTGGCGAAACCTTGTTGTAACCAAGGTTCTTCTGTTTCCGTATAATCAAGGGTAACCATCTGACCAGATCTCTTTACCCCAGTTCCAAGAATATCAGCATATCTGCTATCTTGATTGGCGGTTGTTGTCGTTCCAATACCAGCAATGGTTGTATTACCAACAACCATATTCACTGAAGTTGTATAGTGAGAAGGTCTTAAAGTACCATGTTTTCTATCAATAGAATTTTTAATACCAATACTGGTATTCTGAGAACTAAGACTTGTGAAATTATCAACAAAGATACCAGATCTAAATCTATTCAGACCATTGGCATCTGGAATAAACTGATTGATGGTCCTTGTTTCTAATTGGTTCAGTGAAGTGTAATACTCAAGATTTTTGATTCTTTGTTCCAGTTTGGAGATATCAGTCATCTGATATCTCTTATGATTAATGAAAGTAGTCCTCACATGATTAGCCTGGAAAGTATAGGCTGGAACAAAACAATCAGCAATATTCATTGCTCCGTCAACACCCTTTGGTGTTACAGGATTATCAGATGGGGCACCTTTCTTAACTTGGAAAACACCATCCTTGTCAAGGTAGATTCTATCAACTCTTGGAAGGAAATAACTATAATCTACTGTGATTGATTCATCAGAGGCAAGGACATCCTTAGAACTATGTTGACCACCATTGAAAGATCTACCGAAAAATTCTAATGGTGATCTAGTATTTGTTTCACTTACGGAGAAAGATGAAACTCTAGGACGACCATCAATTATGTCAGTAAGTCTAACACCAGAAATTGTATTAATTTCTTTACCATAATCAAAATCTCTATATGAGTTAGCTACTGTGATATCACCAGTGTCAGAGGTATTGTAGGATGATGATATGAAGTAAATTCTTAATCTACTGTTAGGTACACCTACACCATCTCTTCTTCTGATTGTAGAATAATCATAGATTGACTTTCTTTGACCTGTAAAGAATTTGAAATCCTTGGTTACATTTTTACTACCAAGAACAACATTTGAAGCAATAGCACTGACTCCAGATTTTTGGAAATTGACTACTTCATTGGGTTTGAATGTAGTGAAATTTTCATAGACAAAATTGACAGAAGTATCTGACTTTCTATCAACATAAATTGCTCTTGCTCCACTTACCGATCCAATGATTTCTTCACCAAGAATCAGGTCATTCGTGGTGCTCGTTGGACCATCCATACTACCAACAGTCATTGAAGGGGATTCTGGATCTGAATCCGAACCATCACCAGCAAAGATACCATAGATCAAAAGAACATCTGGTTCGTTGAGAGAAATTACCTTATCTTGAACTCTAGTTCCATATGGATAGGTTCCATGTGTCAAACCATCATTGAGTGTGGTTGCTCCGATACCAGAACCAGAATCACTTGAATTTCTGATTACAATATTTTTTGCCAGATTTTTAGTCTTAATCTTTGGAGTGATATTACTCTTACGAAGTGTTGCGATTAACTTATGAGCTCCATTTACGGTGAGTCCATCAATTGTAATCTGAGTACTATCACTATTAAATGTAAATTTATCAGATGTGAGGACTTCTAATTCTCCAGCATCATTGATTAAACTATATCTTTCTTCATCAAAAGGTAAAAATACCTCATCTGCGCCAGCATTAACAGTTCCAGTAGATTCATTAGCAACTGTTACATCAAACTGCCTTCTGATTACTAAATTAGATTCTGTAAGATCTACATTAGAAATTAGATTTCTTGGGAAAATTGAGAACAATGACTCATTATCTGCCAAGTTATCATTTCTTGAAGTAGGAGTTGTCTGAGATTCAACTACTTCCAAATCTGTGAGACTGAGTCCTGTAGTTGGGAGGCTTCCATTAATGAAACCTGCGACATTTTGAACAGCTTCAACAACAATTGAATTGGTATTTACCTGTGTTACTCTATGAAGTGTTGGTAATGTGAGAGATGAGTTAGAATATCTAACAAGATTTCCTGTGGTTACGATACCAGGGAAAGAAAGTGATGGATTGGTGATCGTAGAAATACCACCACCTGCACTTGTAATCGTGGCAATACCGATCTTAGAGACAGTAGTTGGGACTAAATCAGCCGTAAATGTACCAGCAGCACCTACGATACCATAAACTGATTGGACATCAGAAGTCTCATAATTTGTAATACCAGTAATGGTTCTATTCGTAGAATCTAAACCATCAAAAGTAAGTCTTTCACCAACTGAGAACTGACCTTTAACATCATAAACAGTAGCTGCTGTTCCAGTAACTACATCATATCTAAGGAAACCAGTAGCTCCACTAGAACTACCCTCAATGAATGTTGGGGTCGTGATGTCAATATTCTCATTAATTGTTAATTTTGTGTATGTTTGGACATCAAATAGTGATAAATCCCACTTATTTGTGTTTTTATTGGTCGCATCATAAGAACCGCTCTCCAGAGAGAAGTCATAAACTCTAGCAACACCGATTTCTTCACCAGCAAGGTCTGTTCTGGCAGCTCCAACTCTCTGACTTCTCAAACTTAGAGTGTTTGTGCTATCAAATCCAATAGTTGGTGATCCAGAGACGTTATTTACCGTAAATGATGGTCCAAAACCGAAGCTGACAGACTGATTTTTGAGATTTCTGGTCGTTCTTGCCTTTGGAGCGTCTAAAAATGTTGGTGAAAGGGTCTCAACGGGGTATCCTTTAACATATGCCTTTCCAGCTCCGATCTTATAGACCATAAGATCTTCAGAAGGTGTCTTACCACTTGTGGTGGTTTGATTCTGATTATAGACACCTCTGTTTCCGTAACCGTCATTTAAGCTCTCTTTGACAGTTGTTACGAACTCTTTTACATAATAATGACCAGATTCGTCAAAAGTTCTTGATGCTAACTCGTCTGCGAGGATATTATAGTCAGTTGCAGTGTTAGTTTCTCTTAAAAGACCGTTTTGGACCTCAGCTAATTGAATAAAATTCTGGTCATTGAAGTCATTTCTTGCTTTTTTAGCTAAAAATGCGGTAATTTCGAGTCTATCGGCTCCAGGAGCGGTAAAATTAGTGAAATTTTTAGCATTATCGTTCAATGTTGGGTCAACATCGGACGAAATTAGGGTTTCAGTGACATTTAGACCAACTCTGTAGTTGGGTTTGTTGTTATATTGGTCAAGAATGAGGATTTGGTCCTCAACATCGACGAAAAATCCTCTGAGAAAGTAAACACCAGCACCTAAAGCGAAGGCAGAACCAACAGCATTGGCATTTGAAGACAAAGATCTAGCAAAACCCTCTCCAGCGGCAATAAATGTCGTTGCAAAAGTGATATTTTCAGAGGTCAGGAGGACTTCATTGTCTGAAAATGTCTGAGTGGAGTTATTTGATGAACTTGACTCATAATAATCAACATATAATGTGCAAACACCTCTTTCAGATTCCTTATCAGTGATATATGTAACTACTTTAGCTGTTACTCCAGAAGTCGCACCAGTAATCTTTTTACCAACCAATTGTTGGACATAAAGATCAACAGGAATACCTAAAAAGTCAGAATCAATCTGAATTCCGTAAAATTTAGGCAAATAAGTCAATTGACCAGGGATAACCTTGGCACCTTCCCTAAAGAAGTGATTTCCCATGTCTTCAATTTGATTTTGAAGAATGGATTGAAGGTTGTTTAACTCCCTAGCCTGGACTGGATACGCTGGCTTGAAAAGAACTTTATAATAGTTACTCTGCGGATCAAAGTCGTCAAAATAAGGAGCAACGTTGAGGTTAGTTTCCTGTGGCATGATTTCTTATTAGAATTGCAAGATGATCTTTACGTCTTCTTTCTGGGATGAAGACCTTGTGACAGAAGGTCTATTATCAACGTAGATGGTATTTCCAGAATATTTTTTCACTTCTGGTTGTGCGATACCAGATGTGAAACTCTGACCCAAGTAATATGTCCTATTATTTATTACTGTACTTATACCCGCAAAAACGGTATCAATCCCGAGAGTGACTGAGCCACCTAGTATGTTGAATGAACCACCACTAACAATATCGACCGTAAATTTGTGAGCTTTGAACCCATAGATTGGATTAGCATCCAAAGAACCATCACTATTAAATCCTGCCGTGGTTTTGTCCTGCCACAATTTGAGAACTCCAGTGGTCTGGTCATAAGCGACGACTCTACCAACAGCTGTAGATCCCAAACCAACAGTTTGGGTGACATAATCGTCTGGTGTGAACACAGCTGAACTATATCCAATACCAGTAAGTTTCAAAGCAGTGACGGCACTGGCTTTATCAATATTTAAAAGAGCAGATGAACTGTATGCTTCTGGATTTTCTACTAAACCAACCCTTGAAAATTGGTTTCCAGTAATATAATCTGGATTGTCTGTATCATTTTCAAATCTAGCATATGTCAAGACATTGAATGCACCCAATTCTCTGTAAATGTCGTAACCATGACCACCATTTGGAGGAATAATTACGTTAAAGACTGGTTCTGTAGTTCCAGTTGGGACTCCACCACCAACAAGATCAACTGTTCCAAAGGTATAACCAGAACCACCAGATGAAATAGTGATAGATTCTACTTTTGAGTCATTATTTACAACTACAGTAGCTTCTGCACCAGTACCATCACCAACAATTGGTACTCTTGTGTAAGTGGTATTAGGTGTTCCAAGTGCAACACCACGATTTCTGATAGTTACAACCTTGAGTTGACCACTTGTGGAAGCGTTTTGTCTCACAGATATGTTGTTACTACCTGCATCATACCAGTCTGATGGTACTGGGATATAATCCGTAGAGTCAAACTTAATTGCTTGACTTGGTTTGATTGTATAGAGGTATTTCCAGATGTAACCGTCACCACTAGAACCAGCAGCTCTTGGTTCTAAGTCGGTAAAAGTAGGTTCATCAAGTGATGGTCCACCTTGATAATTATTTTCAGGGTTTGCATTATTGAAAAGACAGATGTAAACTCTATAGTCAGAGTTCATCACATAGTAGTTTGCATCATAAATGTCAGCGACTCCAGATGGCTGAGATTGTTTATCGATACTGATATCATTTCTCCACATGTCATAGGTTAAACCAGATGACCAAGTAGTTTTTCTAACTACCTGACTAACATCAGAAGAACCAATTTTCTTCAGAGCCAACATTGTATCCCAATAGTCATTAGACTCATTGAGATTATCTCTCGGAGAAGGTGGATTGGTGTCCCAATCAACTTGATAGTTAGTTGCGTTTGGGAGTCCAATAAATGCATAATAAGAATTTGTGGAGGATTGAATACCCGCCACAAAGTTCTTAGCATTTAAAATACGAAGTTGATCAGTGATTATCGCTGCCATTTTATTTGGACTTTTTTGTTATTTATTACAGTTTTGGGGTATTATATTTGTGTGTAATTAATAAACTTCAGAGGATTGGTTCTCCGAACAACACTGGAGGTTGAGATTCCAGTGTATCCATCAGAAAGATGGGATGGGAACTCCCGAGGAATTGATCTACCACCACTAAGACCAACCTTACCCCAACTAAAGTTACCAGTGGTTGTTGAACCATAACTGACTGTTCCAAGCTCACTTACATTAGTCTCGATTCTTCTGAAATATGTTGTACCGACACTTACAGTTGATGCACTCACAACTTGATATACAGCATCTGAGAAAGTTGATGCAACTGATAATGTGTTACCAGAGTTATCTTGAGTAGTCAGTGCAACTCCAACATCAATATTGGTATTGTAGATAGTTAAGAAGTCTCCAACATCAAGACTACTAATTGTGATTGCAGTTCCAACATAATCTATGTCTCTCAAGTACGAATCATTAGGAATCAATAAGTCAAACGTCATCTTGTTCTGTGAACCAGACTTAGATGTTTCAAATCCGATGATAGTTCCATAATCTCCTTCATAAGAAGAAACATTGATCTGTTCCTTGGTAACTCTTGGTCTTTCAAAGAGAACAACTGGAGATCCAGTATATCCAATACCACCATTGGTGATAGTGACTGATGAAACACCATCTCCTGTCAGAGTGGCTGTCGCTGTAGCTTTTGTAGAAACACCATCAGTAGATGCGATCGAGACTGTAGGTGCCACTGTGTATCCAACACCCGCTGTTGTTACTGTGATGGAAGAAATAGTTCCACCAACAGATACTGTAGCTGTACCAGAAGCCCCAACAATATTATCTTGTGAAACAATGGTAATGGTGTTTTGGAAGTTTCTAACAGTAGCTTCATTGGTAGCATCGAAGAGAGGTCTCAGGGTATCAACATATGCTACTGTGGATCCAAATCCAACAGGTTGAATCAAGTAAGAAGATGGATAAATTTCAGGTTCATATTGAACCCTATCCTTACCAACAACCTTTCCATTAATGATCTTATCAACTTTTTGTTTACACCAGGTTACTGGTCTCAAGATACTTCTATCAGTTGAAATACCAGGTCCTTCATAAACATTAGTTTGAACTGAATCAAGGGTGTTAATTCCAGTTACAACTCTAGCATCTTGATCGTAGAAGATACTCTGAGATGATGTGTTGTTGATATCAAGACTATCTCCAACTTTTATTGTTTCACGGATATTGGTTAAGACAACGTCAGTATCTCCATTGCCTCTGTAGAAGATGATCTTGGATGTATCACCGACCTTTGGTGGTTCAGTAAACTCAACAGTACTACCTCCATTAAACACATAACCTCTACCAGGTTCTTGAAGTACATCATTAATAAAGATAAGAAGTGTTTGGTCAACTTCAACTTTTGATTCAGGAGATGCTTTGATGTAAACCAATTCATTATTCAATTTCAATCTAAAGTCTCTTGTTACTCCATCAAACGAAGTATCAATCGTATCAAGAACTTGTAACTCACCGACAGTCCAACCACTAAAGTTATCAGTGAAGATCTTATCGACAGAGATTTGGAATTCTTCAAAAGTTACTGAAGTATCGGTTGGTATTCCAGTGGTTCCCCCAACAGGAACAGTTAATATCTCACCTTCACCATAACCATATCCACCATATCTAAACTCAAAGTCAACAACACTAGATCCCTGACCAACAACAATGTTGACTGTTGCACTCCTTCCAGCTCCAGCAACACTAGAAGAACTATACTGAACGGGAATGTTGTAATATGGAAGTGGATCATCAAACACTACCTCTGGTGGGTTAGTTGAAGTGTAACCACTACCAGGATTGGTTATAGCGACACTTACAATGTGACCACCACTAATTGCTGCGGTTCCTATGAATTGGAGACTTGGTGGACCATCAGTTTGAACACCAACATTTACAATCGTTTGAATACCAACTCTATAACCAGATCCACTATTTGCAATACTTACATTAGATATTGTACCAGCAGATGATACTACGGATGTACCTCCAGCTGCAACCAGTGGTTGATATCCAAGTCCATCAACTGTACCAGCAGAAATTATCAGACCACCAATTGGTATGTTACTATCATTTGGATCATAACCATTGACAATAGGATTGCTAACAAAATTCAATGTTGATATACCAGAAGTTTCTGTTATATCGTATGATCCGACATCTCCCAATCGACCTCCCTGAGGATTCTGGAAGATATTGTTGATGAGAATGATACCATTATCTGTTGAATATCCAACAGTATTGCTACCTTCATATTTTAAGGAATATGCGGTGGCGATTCCATTGAATTGATGTGATATGTCGTCAAAAACAATATTGTTCGTATATGGTTCAATTGGAGAATTGACAGGAGATCTTCTCATGAAAGTTCTACCCTGGAATTTGGAACTGGTTGTAATACCTGTCCAATCTCTAGAATCGGGATCTGCAGCCGATGTAGTGCTCAATGGTGTATTTCCGTATGGTGCTGAAGCGAAGTTAATCGTATTGTCAACAATATTATAATTACCAGATATCTTAGTAACTAAGGAACCATTAGTGTGTTCCGCAAGAGTAGAACCAAGTTGAGCTCTTCTAGTGGCAAATCTTGTTGAACCAGCAACACCAACATCAGTCAGGATGATATATTCATTATCAATTTTTACAATATCTTGAGATGTGAATGATGTTATACCTGCCACATCAAATACTGTATCAAATACTATATTTTGTTCTAAAGTTGTTGTGATCGCAGTTCCAGTTACAGGAGCCTGAATCATATTGTCAATGGCTACCAATGCTTTTGCATTTTGATTAGTGGCAGTGAATACATGAGAATTACCAATACCAAGAGAATCAATTGTGAAAATCTTTGGTGATAATCTGTTGGCCTCTTCTGCTGTAGAAGCAAACCTCAACCTAGCGTCATCAACTTTAACAACAAAAAGTTCATTAGGAAGTTTATCAGTTAAACCAATACCAGAAACTGTTGTCGTTGCAATTCCAACATTCGATATCGTTCCAGTTCCACCATTTGTATAGAGAATCTTTTCACCAGTTACAAAGAAATGATTAGGTATTGAGATGGTATCACCAGTGATATCAACAACATTAGAATCACTTCCATCAAAACCTCTCTTGAAGATATCAAGTCCTTCATGTTTGAGATCAAACTGTGATTTAAGATCAAATTTTGTTCCCACATAAGTACCACTTTCAGATTCAACCTTGACATTGTTATGGTCAATTTCCTTAGTAGCACTATTACTATCAAAGATTTTTAAATCAATAGCAAAAGTTCTAACATTTATATCAGCACTTGCGATTGGGGTATAAGTTAAATGTCTGTTTGAACCAACAGAAGTAAATCCGACTGAACCAAGGGTAGTAGGACCAGTTATGACATTTGCGTAATCAACTAAAGTTTCATTCGATGATGAATTACAGAGAACACATTCAAACATCTCATAATCATTGTTTGTTGTGTCAGTGACAACAACCACATTGTATGATGCACTAAATGGAGCGGTATAAGTCGAAATAGCAACAGCACTTGGTGAACCAGATGATGCAATTTCAGTATAAGTTGATTTCAACTGAGCAGTGCTCATATCAATACTTCCAGCAGTTGATCCAATGCCAGAGAATACAGTCAATGAAGTTTGAGATTGAAGAGTACCACCAGTATTTGGGATAAAGTTAATCTTAACAAGACCACTATCAATGAAAGCACGATAAGTTCCAAGAGATCCACTAGAAGATGTCAGATTAGTGTCTAACTGAATATCTGCGTATTCGACAGCGTATACATCTGTACCATCATGAATAACATTCATCTCAGTGGCGTCATACACACCAGACGAATTTTCAACCATAGTCAATACTTTAGCTGCCCTATTGGCTACCGCAAAAGAAGCAATTGTCGTCTCAGACCCTGGAATAGAAACTTGTTTACTAGTAAAGTCAACAATATCTCCAATTTGTGAATTTCCAATACCACTGATACCATCAAGAAGACTAATGGCAACAGTTGATGAATCATATTTGTTAAATTCAAACTTAACTGGATTGAATAACAACTCCCACCCATCACCACCAATCGCGTGATCATAGAAACCAAGTCCTGAATATGTTTCAATAGTAGCATATTCATTAACAAGTCCAACTACACCATTTTGAAGAACATTTACAATACTAAACTGTCTTTCGTCAGTATAAACATTATCTCTTACAAAGGTAAATACCTTATTGAAAATATGGTTTGTCTCATAAGAAGATACAGGAGAGAAACGTTCAGCTCTCTCATTACTGTTAAACTCACCACTGATGTCATCAATTGAAAGGACTCTGTTTCCAATTGATTGGAAATAATCAGCGAGAATTTGATTCTCGAAGAAAATTTCATCAGATACTAACTTACCATTAACATATTGAGTTCCTTCAGTTACAAGATCAAATTGAGGGAAACAATGTAAGTCAACTTCTCCGATAACATCAACAACAATCTCAACATTAGAATCTTGTCCTCTAACTCTACCACCACCTTCATTAGTCTCTTCACTCTCTAACTGGTAATCAGCAAACTTAGCAAAACCAGAAGTGTGATTGAAGTTACTTACTGGACCATCCCATTCTTCATATGGAACCCTACTAGAAAGTGAATATGAGAATTTCTGATAATATTCATTATTGGGAATTACTTGAAGATTGTCATTCAAGAATCCAACATTATCCTGCCAACCACGAATAATTGTGGCACCAACACCAGTTGTAATTTCAGCGTCAAAGTCAAACTTAGTAACAACAACAGCTTGAGTGTTGGAACTATTTCCTTTAACTACTGATCCTACTGGGAACTCCTTAGGTGTTATTACCTTAAGTGTATCAAAGTCAGGCTTCCAGGACTCAACAATACCCTCCAATTGACCACTAGTGACCGTTTCACCTTTTAAGAAATCATTAGTCTTCAGAGAAATATCAAAAATTGGGAAATGATTTTCAGGAATAACTCTAGCTACACCTGGTTGAGATACACCTGGAATCTGATTGTCTTCAAGTAAATCAAGCAAACTGTATTCAATATATGCTCCAGAACCACCAAGTTGTGGGAAGACCGCAGTTACAGGGAAGAGAGTGTAGTCATAGTCTACAGAATTGTAACCGACTCCAGTAGAAGCAGTTCCAATATTGACATTTTCAACTAAGACTTTTTCACCAACAGCAAATGGGAACTCTCTAGCCGTACTAAACTGTTGATTCAAATAAAGTCTTACAACTCTACTGGAGTTATTATATGTCAGTGAAGAAATACCAACACCATTGGAGTTTTGAGTTGGAAGAATTCTAGGTGCAACATTGTATATTCCAGTGGTATTGGTTAAGATTTTTACTTGACTATTACCAATCTCATATTCGAGATCAACTTCAGGAACCACTTTATTTGTATAACCATCGATAACGACAAGTTTCGCTGGTGTCAGATAATTTCTTCCAAAAGAACTAATACCAATACTTTCAAAAGAATTGAGAGACTCCATCTCCAGAATTTCTGGAAGATTGGCTACTGGTCTTAGAGTTTCATCAGTTGGATAATCAAATCCAATATTATCAGAATCAAACCTATTTCTAAGAATTTTACCAATACTGTTGGCTCTTGATTTGAGAATTGCACCAGTACCAATGCCAGTGATGATACTAGTAACATTAGGTATCGTGGAATAATTGACACCAGGATATGTCACATCAATTTTACTAATTCCACCATATACTGCAGTTGAATCAGTGACGTATGTGGAAGTGGAATTTGATTTTGTATAAGTTGATGTTTCTGGAGTTTTTGATAATTGATAAGTGAATGTAGTGGAACCAATTCCAGTAATTCTATGGTTTCCATTAAAATTACTCAGTTCTACATTGATTTGATTAAATGGTGAGAAAGAATCCTTATCAATTGTAATGCCAGTTTTTGATACAAAGTTAAAATCTTCATTAACTGGATCAAACTTGTAGTATAGATTGGAAGCAACATCATCTGTCATTTCAATCGTAAGATTGGCAGTTGAGTCTATGCCGACTGTTCCAGAAGTTGTAACCTCAAAAGAATTATCTTCTTTTTTCCCAGTTGTTAAAAATCTCTTACTAAAATTCTGATCAAGATAGATACTCATCTTGAATGCCGAATACCTTACACCGTTGGAAAGGAAAGAAAGTGAAGGATCACCCAGATTGAACTTAAGATTGTTATTCTTTCTAGTTACGACAAGAGGGTT